TAGGAACAGACACTCCTATTGCAAAGTTAGATGTTACTCAAGCTAATAATGGTTTTTCTATTATCGCTGGAGCAAATGTATCTGCGGATAGTAGGACAGATGCCACGGCTAAATTTACACGTATTGGTATGCCACACTATACTAACGCTGAAGAACCAGTAGCTTTAATAATTGGGTATTCCACAGGAACTCATAATTATGTTCGATTTGGTGGTGGTACAGGTTCTGCTAACGTTGCAACAGAATTATTATTTTATACAGCTGCAGATGATACAACAGTAACGGGGACTGAAAGGGTAAGAGTTTCTTCATTTGGTAATGTGAGTATCGGAACTTTAACTAATGGTTTAGCAAGATTAGACGTGGCTGGTGGAGACATTTATATTGACCAGAATCAAGGAATTTATGCTGTAGATAGTAGAGGAGGAACTCCTGTTTACAGAAATATGCACAAAGCAACTTATGTTGACGCAGGATTTTCAGCTTTAGGAACTGTCGGCTCTCAAGAAATTGGAGTTAACAGTAACAGGTGTGCAGGAATAACTTTTTCAACACAAGGAGCCACAAGAGGAGTTAGTATAGTTCGAGGACGTTTAGGTATAGGTACTGGTTATGCCTTACCAAGTGCTAGTGTTGAAATATTATCCACTACAGACCCTCAACTAAAACTAACACACACAGTCACCGATTACGAATGCGATTTTTATGTTGACGGTGACGGAGTGTTGTTTATAAAACCAACATCTAAAAGTATTTATTTCGGTGATGGGACGGCTGGAGATACTAAACTTAGTCTTTGGGGAAACACAACAACTTACACTTTGTCTCACGATGACAGCGAAGGAAACCTAGACTTATCAGCGAACGACACAACTAATTTTAGCAGATTCGAAGCCGATGGGACTTTAGAGTTTAACGGTTCAGCTACTGTTTGGAGAGATAACAATATGGGAGCTGCTCAACTAGCAAGACCAACTTCTTCACAGCCAGACTTAGTAAATTTTGTTGATGAGGCTGGGGCAGATACAGGTATTCAAACATACGGTTTTGCTGTGGGAGAGAAAATACACGGTAGTTTCGAAATGCAACACGATTACAAACAAGGTTCAGATTTTACTTTTCACGTTCACTGGCAAGGAATAACCGCACCAACAGGAACTGATAATGTTCAGTGGAGATTAACTTATACTTTGATGAGAGATGGTTCTACTTTGAACGCTGTAACTATTATAGATAGTCCTGACTCAGCAATAGCCGCTCAGTATATGGCGTTAAGAGCTGATTTCGTGGCTATCACAGGAACTAACTATTTGATAGGAGACCAATTCTTATTCACTCTTGAAAGAGTTACTTCCACAGGGGATGCTTACGCGGGCGATGCTTTGATAGCTACAGTTGGTATTCATTACGAAGTGGATACTGTTGGTTCAAGACAAATAATAACAAAATGAGGACGGTAAAATGGTGAAAAAATGTTATTAGTAAAATTTAAAGAATTTATGGACTTGCTCAAGAAAGAGCGGCGGACTAAAAGACCAACACTGCATTACGTAGAGACAACTGATTATTTCAAACTATTATTCAAAAATTATGAGTACTGGAAATATTATACAGTTATAGATAAAAGCGTCATTGTTAGTTTTGGAGCGGAGAACGATATAAACTCTGAGGATAGTATTAATGATTTCCGCCTAGAATACTTATACCACGCAGTACCAATCGAAGAAGAAGACATTAAAATTCACAAAGAAGAAAGCGAAGAATCGAAAAAAGACGACGATGAAGAGTTGGAAGAAGAAACATTAAACAAAACAGCAACCAAAACAATCGTTGACCCTTATGAGGATACAGAGTTAGAGAAAGAACTAATAAAACAAATAAGTGAACAAACAAAAAAGGTGGTGGAAGCTCTTGAAAGAGAAAACATTAACTAAAGCAGACTTGTCAGCAATCATAGAACGCATAGCGAACCTGTTCAGACTGAGCATAACGCCAGGCTTAGTAGCTGATAGCATTTCAAAGTTTTATGATAAAGGACTTAACGACGCTGAGCTATCGCTAAACATGAATTTTACTAGAGACCCTGAAAGAATTAATTTATTGAGCAATTATACAGTAGGTAACATTAAGGATTTGAACGAGGATACTATCAAAAACATACGCCAAGTGATCACTAGAGGTGTTGTTAATCTTGAGAGTAATAGTAAGATAGCTAGTCAGATTAAAGAATTGGCTAAAGTTAGTGGTAATCGTGCTCGTATGATTGCTCGTACAGAGATGAACCGTGCTGAGAACGTTGGTCATATTGATGGAGCGCGACAAAGCGGTTTAAACCTCAAGAAACAATGGGATGCTCACCTTGATAAAAGAACTAGCGCTATATGTAAAGCTTTGAACGGGCAAATAATACCATTAGATTCTAAGTTTAAGTATGATGGTAAAGAGTTCGACGCACCACCCAGTCATCCCAACTGCCGAAGTACTTTATTATTCATACAACAAGAAAAATAATAATAGTCTATAAATACTAATTAAAGGAGAAAGATACTATGAAGATAGAAAAAGCAACCCATGACGGGGAAAGAATAGAATTATTTCAATCAATGACTAAAAGTGCAGACGGAAAATACTTTGCAGTACTAAGCGATAATAGTATTGACAGAGACCAAGAAATAATCGGTAAACAAGCACTACAAGGGATAATGGACAACGATGGATACACAGCTATTTTAACAGACCATGAGAATAAGATAGAAAACCAAATAGGTGAGTGGACTAATAAAAGACTAGAAACTATTGGCGAACACACAGCACTAGTAGCAGAACCAAAATTTTATTTAAGCAACCCTAAAGCTAAAATGATAAAAGGAATGCTAGACGAAGGAGCGCAACTAGGGATAAGCATAGGAGCTATACCAATCAGCGCGGTAGAAAAAAAAGTAGGGGATAAAACCTACAAAGAATATACGGGCTTAGAACTACTAGAAGCAAGCTTCGTAGCGATACCAAGCAACAGACACGGCAGAGCAATGGCAGTGGCTAAACTATTTAACACTAACAAATCGTTAGAAAAAACTATGGAGACAAAAACCATGATAGACGAATTACAAAAAAAATATGATGATCTAGAGAAAACACTCTTAGATAAAGAAACAGCAAATTCTGATTTAGTGAAAACTTTTGAAGAATACAAAGTTGCTAAAAAAGCAGAAATTGCTAAGTTAGCAAAAGAAGTTGAAGAAGTAACCGCTGCAAAAGTAGAAGCAGAAACTAAAGTTGAAGGAGCAGAAACTAAGATAGAAGAAGCAAATAAAGAAGCTGAAGCTAAATTAGAAGAAGCAAATAAAGAAGCTGAAGCTAAATTAGAAGAAGCAAATAAAGCATTAGAATCAGAAAAAAATAAAGCTGTACTTAAAGCACAACATACGACTAATGAAGGCAATTCTGTAGCTACAATCAAAGCTAACGAGTTACCTATCATACGGAGATAAAAAAATGAATAAAGCAATGTTTAGCGCAGAACCTCAAGGTTTTGCAATGGAAAAAGCTTTTGAAGATTCATTCGCAGGAGCTCTTTTTGTAGGTGATGATAGTTTTGGCGGTAAAAGCCATGAGTATTATAACGTTTGGACTAAGAACGATAAGCGAAAAATGATCAAAAGCGCATTAATTGAAAAGGCTAGCCTTGACACCCAAACAGGCGGTGCAGGAACAGCAGGAACAGCACTTATACCTATTTATGTGGATAACCAAGTAGTTGACCGAACAATAAGAGAACTTCCTTTAAGAAGTTTAATCCCTCGTCGAGCAATTAAAGGAATGACTTATGATTATATTCCTAAAACCACTCAAGGTGGAGCAGTATGGGCTTTCGAAAACGGTGCAATAGCTGACCAGATTGATACTTTTAACCGAACAAGCGTTGGAGTAAAATTCTTATACGCTAAAGGACGTATTTCAGGTCCAGCAATCGCAGCTATGCGTGGATTCATAGACCCTTCACAACTAGACTTATCAAGTAAAACTAAAGCAGTTTTTGAAGCAGAAGAAGACATGATTATTAACGGTGATGCAACAACTAACCCTGAAGAACCAAACGGTTTAATAAAAACTATTACAACTAACACTACAGATAAAAGCGGTGCTTCAGTAACTCTTGCAGAATTAAGAGCAGAGTTAGCAACAACTTTCAACGCTAACGGTCAAGTAACCCTTGCTGTAACTGATGCTTCAACGCACAACTACATTAAAGGATTACTTTTAGACTTACAACGACAAGTAACTAACCCTTCAATGAGCGCTTTAGGATTTGGTATTCCAGATGCTTTCGAGTTCGACGGTGTTATGTTTATCAGAGACCGATACATGCCAACAACAGCTACATCTCGAAGAATCTTACTATTAGATATGAGATACTTATTCATGGCTGTGCTTCAAGACTTGACTTATGAAGAGAAAGCAAGCGAGAACGATTCATACGTTTACACGCTAAAAGAATACTTAACTTTTGTTAATACTTTCGAAGCAAGTTGTTCGCAAATCTATGGGATACTTTGAGGTCATAAAAAATGGTCGCAGTAATAGAAACATTCCGTAAAATAGCTAACGTGGGAGGATTAAAAATGGTCATTATTCAATCAAGTGCAGCTTGTGCTTCAAGTTACACTATAGATTTGAAAAGTGATTCCTCAGCAGGAGTAGTTTTTGAACAAGTATTAAATACAGTTGTTCAAGACGACGCAGGTGCAGATAAAGACAGTACTTGGGATCCTGCGACAGGAATAATCACTCTTGGAACGCTTGTTACGGGCATCCATAACATTTTAGTTATAGGATATTAGGTGAAATAACATGACAGATGTAGTAGAAACATTCAGAAAAATTGCTTATGTTGGCGATATCAAAATAATCACTATTCAGACGGACGCAGCTTGCGATTCAGGTCATCTTCTTGACATGCACAGCGACGCAACGACTGGTGGAGTGGTTATGGAGAAAGTTTTAAACGTTCTTATTCAAGACGATGCAGGAGCGGACGAGGAAGTTACTTGGGTTGAATCAACCGGAGTAATTACTATGGGAACTTTAGCAGCCACTGGTATTCACAACATTACAATTTTTGGTTACTAGAGATAGTAATCAATTTTATTTTTTTATTTTATTATAGTATTTTTCGAGGTTTGTGCGTCCTCAATAATCAAACGCGAAGTCCCGTACAGGACTAGAAAAACAACGGAGGAGAAAAGATTAAAATGGTAGATGGATTTAGAACAGAAACAGTCGGTGGAGTAGCCGCGCCCCCTTACACTAAAGGGCCTTATACATTCAGTGAAGATATTACATTCAATGGTAACTTGAGAAAGTCTCCAGGACGATATTGCTTGGAAGAATATTTTAAACAAGTTCCAGATGCTAACGCAGTTATCGGAACAGGTTATAGTGATTCAGACGCTACAGCATCAGCAAACTTAGTTATAACAACTGCTAGAGTAGTAGCTAATAAAGATTTTGAACTTTTAGGAACTAACGCTAATATTGCAGACTTTAGTTGGTCAACAATCAACGGTGGTCTATTATTAGAAACAGGCAGTGCAGATAACGACCAAGTAATCATATTACCACACCTTGACACTGCACAAACAGCTTGGAGTGGAGTATTATGGGGTACTGAGAACCAAGTTAATTGGGAAGTTCAGCTAATGACTACAGCAGTTATTACACCAGTGCTTATTTGGGCAGGACTTAAATTAACTAACGTGGCAACTATCGCAACAGATGATGATGCTGTATTTTTTAGATATGATACAGATGTTCCAGATACAAACATTCAGTGTATTACTAGTATTGCAGGAACAAACACTACAACCGATTCAGGTGTGACAGTTGCAACAGCAACAGAGTATAACCTACGAATTGAAATTGATAGTGCTCGACAAGCAAACTTTTACATTAATAATGTTTTAGTGCATCGGACAGCTGCATTGACTAATGATATTGACTTAATCCCTTATGTGGGCTTACAACAGTTAGGAGCAGGAGATTCAAGTTTAGTGCTTTGTTACGAGAAGATTAGCAGAATTTTATTCGAGTAAGCAATTACTCTTTTTTTTTATTTTTTTAATTAAATATATATGGAGATACGAAGATGACACTAAGTTTGAACGATAAAATATTCACAATCCTTCCTGATAGAGTAGACAAAACAATCACACTCATAGGCACAGGAGCCACAGCAAAAAACAATATATTCTTAGTAACTGGTAGCGTAGAACTAGTTAGCATTGTAGGACAAAAAATAAGCGGTGCTATGACTAATTTAACAGCTGGTTTTTTAGAGTTAACAGACGGAGCTGATATTACAGCTGACGGTATTGTACTTAGTGGTTTGGCAAACGGCACAACATTCGCTAAAACAGGATTAGCAGCAGCAGCTCTTGACCTAGCAGATAATGTTGGCGGGAAAGTAACTGAAGCAGCAGCTGCGGGAGCAATCTATAGCCCTTGCATACTAACAGCAAAAACAGCAGTAGCAACCTATGTAATATTCACATACACAACAAGCGACGCGCCAATAGTAGGAACTATCAAATGGGTTGCTGAATACAAATCTATCAACGGCGGTACATTGACAGCGGTATAAAATGGTCTCTACTAAAGATTACATAGACCAGATTAAAGACCATATAGATACTAGATTCGACCGCATAGAAAATGATGTTAAAACAAACACTAAGTTCCGACAAAAAGCTAGCGGAGTAATAGTTACTCTTGGAGTTATAGCTTCAGTGATAGGAGCTGGTATAACTTGGCTTATTCAATATTTAGGAGGAAAATAATATGAAATATAAAAACGTAACAAAAAAAACTATTAATGTTAAAGACAATGGCGATTGGGTAACCGCAAGAGCTGGAAAAGTTGTTGAACTATCATTCTTACCAGAAGGTTTTGAAGAAGTAAAAATAAAGAAAGAAATAAAAATTGTTGAAGTTAAAAAAGAAACAGTTGGAATAAATAAAATATTAACCAAAGAAGTTATTGATAAAGTAAAAAAAGAATACGAAGAAATAGTTGAAGAACCAAAAGTTAAGAAAGAAAAAGCACCAATCAAAAAAAAACAATTCTTATCTAAAAAGAAGTGAACTAAATGACAAACTATACCACCACCCTTAAAGCAGTAATGGCTACAGGAGTAGGAGTTGAAGTATTCAACGAGAACGTGGGCACAGGAGACAGCACAGCAACCAGTTATGACTTAGACAACAACAACGTTGTAGCAACTAGTTACACGTTAAAATATGCTGCTAGTGGTAGTAATGACTTCACTGATTTAACAGAAACAACACACTACACTTTAGACAATGACGGTGGTAAAATATTATTAACCACCGCAGGAAAAACAGCATTAAGCACGAACATATTATACGCAGATTACACTCACTCACCCAAAGTAAGCGAGACTACACTAAACAGTTGGTTAGCAGGGGCTGACGAAGAAGTAGACAACATGACTTGGAACAGTTGGGGAACCAGCACGGCAAGAACAGAATATTTTGATGGGCGAAGAACAAACAGTTACGCAACCACAGACCAACCATACGCTGTAGATTGGGACGAACCAAACGTAGTACAGTTAAGATACAAAGGAATGTTATCACTTACAGGAGCTTATTTCTTAAGCCGAGGACAAGCGTTAGGTCAAGTAGAGCGATACGATTCAGTAGGAGTTACTTATACCGACGTTACCGAGGAAGCTAACAGCATGCAAGGTACTGCTTTCCAACCATTCGCTGACACAACAGCTGCTAACGATTATTTATATTTAGGATCAAGTAAGATGTTTCATGGTTTTAGTACTGTATTGCATACTTTAGGAGTTACTAGTGGTACAAATACTTTGGAGTATTATAATGGTAGCTCATGGACTGCTCTCACAACGACAGAGAGCGCTGTAGGAGTGCTTAACTTTTCAGCGGTAGGCAAAGTATCATGGGACGCTCCTAGTGGCTGGACAGTCGTTAGCGTTGACTCAGGAACAGCAAGTTATTTTGTTAGAGTAAAAGCGAACGCAGTCTACACAACACAAGCAAAAATCAACAGCATATACATGGATCAAGACTTTGTAATAGACAAAGCAATACCCTTATACCAAATGGACGCTGACAACAGCGGGAAAGTAACCTTTTTGATGGATAAGATACCAAACGGAACAAGAAACGTAAGAATAGACTACAACCAAGGATACGCAAGCACACCAGAACAAATAGTAGAACTAGCAAGCATGATTATGGGGATAAGAATAGCAGCAAACATTACAGGCGGATCATACGACGACGCAACAAGCTACAGTTTACCTGAAGGTCAAATTTCCATAGGGGAAGTTTATGTAAACGTTCGTGAAGTGGTTAATCAATTTAGAAAGAGAATCGCTGACATACTCGCAAACGTTGGTTACAAGATGTCTGTTATTTAATACCTCCACTACAAAGTTTATATAGAGGTCATACTTTCTTTAGATAATTTAATGATTGTTTGTAAGTCTTGTCACGTAGCAATACATAAACAAATTAACATACAACAAGATAAATTATGGCATAAATAATAGTCTATAAATACTAACTCCTCTAAAATATTAGTGTTCAGAAGAACATAATATTAGAAACTCTAAAAATCTAGGAGGATGATTAGAAAATGACACTCAATTTCAGCAGTGCAGTAAAAGCCTATAGTGGTATGATTGATAATTTCGCTAAAACTATTTCTAAGACTCCTATAACTAAAACAGAAAATCCATTAAGTGGTGAAGAAGATTTCACAGAAGGAACACCAATAAATATTATAGGTGCATTATTCACTAAGTTCGATAGTTACGTACAAGACAAGCCAGGGCTCATACAGAACGCTGACGCGGTACTAATGATTAAACCAGGAGTAACTCTTAACAAAAACGATAAGTTAACCTATGACGGTATAGACTATAGGGTTGACGAAGTACACAAGAGAAGATATAACAACACAGTAATATATCAAGCTGTTCAATGCTTCAAAATAGACTAAAATGGCTACAGACGTTGACCAAATAGACGAAGTGCTAAATAAAGCTTTAATGGGTATAGCTAATGATTTCAGAAATGCCCTAGCAAAAAACGCTCCGGTTAACACAGGAAGACTAAAAAATAGTATTCGAGTGAGCAAAGTAAGCCCTAAAGAAATAGAGATAAGCCTTGTAGAATACGCAAAGTATGTTGAGTGGGGAACACCACCGCACGTAATAACACCAAAGAACGGTAAAGCGTTAAAGTTCAAAATAGGAAGCAAAACAGTATTTGCTAAAAGAGTTAATCATCCAGGGACAAGACCAAACCCTTTCATAAGAAATACTATTAATAAAGAATTATCAGGAATAATAACAAAAAATTTTGAGAGACAATTATCATGACTAATATAGATTATTATAAAGTTAAAGAAGAAATGGTTGTTTTCCTTAGAAATAGCGATGTAATGACAACCACCTTAAGAGGAGTTACTACTTTAACAGATAGTGCTTTAGGTACTTTATTAGCTGCATCAAGTGTTTTAATAGCTCGTAGTAACGTTAGAAATATTCGTGATGTTAAAGTTGGAGCGGTAGAACTAGTATATGATACTGATTATCAAGTAGATTATTTTTATAGCGATTCAGGAACAAGAAAGTGTAAGTTAACATTCACAGTTGCACAAACAGGAGTAGCAACAACTAGTTATGATTATGGTAGCGACAAGATATACCCTGACTACCCTCAAACAACACTAAACATTGATGACTTCCCAAGAATAAGCGTAGACCTCTTAGGAGTGGAAACAGTACCAGGAGCTATAGGAAACGTTAACAAAAGCAAAATAAACTATACATTAACAGTCTATGCAACAAGCAAAACAAACATTTTAGATTATTTAACAAGCATTAGATCAAAAATTATGAACGCTCAATTAACATTCAAATACTTAGGAGCGTGGGTAACACCAGGAGACACCAGTCCCCTAATAGTTTACGAGCAAGGGAAACAAAAAGTTTTCCAACAAAGCATCGACGTTCAAGCACCATACAAACTAGAAATTAACTAAATTATAGGTAAACAAACAATGACATATACATCAACAATAGGAGTGTTCCTTATAGGGACAGAAACCGCTTGGGGTACAGCAGTAACTGCTGACAAGGACTGTGGATTATTAATCAGTACCATAACTCCAGGTTTCGAAAGAGAAATCATAGAGTCGCAATCAATAGGCGCTATAGACACTCAGAAAATAACCACTGGAGCAGTAGGGGTTAGTTTGAGCGTTGAAGGGGACTTCCAACACGGGCGTTTACTAGAATACGTTTTCGGCACTGTAGCTCACGCAGAGACTACTGATGATTGGAAGCACACATTCACAATAGCTAACGACCCGACCAGTTTAACAGCTGAAGTAAGTCTTAATAGCACCACGGATACTGTTCTAACACACACAGGTATGCTTGCTGAAACCACTGAAATAAGTATAGAACTTAACGGCAACCTTAAGATGACTACTGAGTTCAAAGGTAAATCAACCCTTAGTAGTGATTCAAGCTCAGGATCAACAATATCAACACTACCAGTATTCCCTCACGCTTTATGCGGAGTGACATTATTAGGAGTTGTAGCAACAGAAATTCAGAGCGCTAGCGTAAGCATCAATAAAACTATTGAGCGAAGCGGTGGTATAGGTAGCAATTTATACCAACAAGGTCACGCTACAGAACTAAAATGCGAGTGGAGTTGTTCTTTAGGTTTCACGGATAAATCTTGGCAAGAACTAATGCTTGGAGGAACAGCACCAACAGCAACCTCAGACCCTGCAGCACTAGGATTCATTCTTAACGCTGATAACGGAGTAACTTTAGGAAGCGGGCGGAGAGAGTTCAAACTAACACTAGATAATTGCCAAACAGCTAGTTTCAGCCAACCAATAGAAGTAGGTGGTTTAGTATTTATCGAAGCTTCAGGCTCAGGTTTACTAAGTGAGATGTTCACAGTTGACAATATTACATCGGTTGCTTGGTAAAGTAACAAACACTTTTTTTTTTATTTAATCGGAGGATGTAGAACTATGAAAATAACTATAACAAAGGAAGAAAAAGAACTAGAAATAGATTGTAAAAACCCACGCGGTAAAGATACCAAGAAAGGTATGAAGTTATTATTCAAAGCACAAAAAGAAGACGATGGTGAAGGTTTGGAAACAATCCAAGAATACTTAGATTTTCTAGAAACTATAACTTGCAAATACACTGACTTAACAGTTGATTTCCTTGATGACTTAGAAATTGATGAGAAGAACAAGCTAATAACTTTTTATCAAGAAAAAGTACAAAGTAGTTTCGATTTTTTGAAGTCCTCGTTGACGCCGGCAAATTAGTCGGAGAGGACAAAGCAAACATCGTCAATTTGCTTATACAACGAGGGAAACCATGGGCTGAACACCGAGAAGGACTAATAGAAGCTTTCGAGTGTTTTAGTTTAGCCGATAGGTTTGGCTGGACTGACGATTACATTACAAAGTTGAAAACGGATAATCAAGAAAGGTATCTAATATATGTATCATTGCTTAAAGGTTTTGGTATGAGTGAGAGTAAAGGTGACAAATAATGGCAGAAATTAAAGTTAAAATTATTCCTGATCTAAAAGATTTCAAGAAGAAGATGAAAGACGCTCTTAAGGTGAACGTTGGTTTATCCGGTGGAGGTTCTGGAAGTAGCGGTGGCTCTAGCGGTGGAGCTAAAAAAGGCGCTAAGAAATCTAACGGTTTACTTGGTGGTATTATGAAAGCTCTTGGGCCTTTAGCTATTCTTCTGAGTATGAAACCTATCGCTGACTTATTGAAGATGATTATTAATTTTGGCATGTTAGGTATTCTTAGTATTATTAAATTATTCAAATTAAACTTGGTTAAAATTGTTGAGATGAAAGATAAGTTCGTAGAGAAGATTAACCAACTAAAAGAAAAATTCCAAGAGATAAAAGCCAAATTTGTTGAGAAGTTAGAATCTTTAAAAACCAAATTCCAAGAGTTCAAAGATAAAATCGATGCGTTGAAAGCAAAGATTGCAGAAAAGTTAGAGCCTTTACTTATTAAATTACAAGAACTAAAAGATAAGTTCATAGAGAAATTAGATATTTTGAGAGAGAAATTCCAAGAGATAAAAGATAAGTTCCATGAAAAGATTGATGAGTTGAAAGAGAAATTCCAAGAACTAAAAGCTAAGATTGCTGAAAAGTTAGAATCTATAAAGACTAAGTTACAAGAACTAAAAGCCAAATTTGTTGAGAAGTTAGAAGTTTTAAAAACCAAATTCCAAGAGTTCAAAGATAAACTTATAGAATTAAAAGATAAATTTATCGAGTTGAAAGATAAGATTATTGAATTTAAAGATAAGTTATTAGCGAAAGTGGGCGATTTCATACAAGGTATCAAAGACCTTCCAGGTTTACTTGCTGAAAAGATTAGAGGAGCTTTAAAAATAGGTGGTGGTAAGAGTAGCGGTGGAAATAATATTACTAGTGGTGGTGGAGAGAATCAAGATTTTATTCAGCGACCAGGACAAAGAGCAACACCTTTCAGCAGCCAAGACACTATCATAGGAGTAAAAAACACTGGCGGTTTAGGCGGTGGTGGAAGTAAAGTATTTAATTTTTATGGGGTAACACCACAAGAAATGATGGATACTATAAAAAGAGAATTAGCAACTGAGGTGAACGCGAGTAGTCGCTTCTAAAAATGGTAGTTTTTCCAACAAACATGGATGTTAATATTCAACGATTAGCTAATAGCGCTCCTTCCAACGAGTATTTTAGTTTTCGTTGCGTGACTCCTTTCAAACTTAAAAAGATACAACCAAGTATAGATATACCTTTAATAGGTAGTAGTGCTCAGAACCGTTTCATATTCCGATTCACAGGGCAAGCTCAAGATTTTAGTTTTCAGTTCGTATTGTTTAATGATGCTCAAGATGTTAGTGACGGCGAAGGCATAGTTACAGTACAACAACAAGCAGAGTATTTGATGGATACAATATTTACTCAAGAATGGGATACTGACTGGCAAATAGCTATACCTGACCAAATAACAGGAACACTAAGAGGAGTTATAGATACTATAGACTTAGACACTCCAGTAGGTGGGCGTATAAGAACAGGAACAATAACTTTCAAAGTAGGAAGAATAGGGAGCCTATAAAGTGGTTGAACGGTTAAGATTATTTTTAGGAGCAACAGAACTAGATTATAACAAAGCTTCTATAATACAAAGTAATGATCACATAATTAACCGAGGAACAGCAGAGATAGAAGCTAACACAGAAGTTATTAGTGGCTCAACAATAGATTTTAAAAAAAACGATGGAAGCACCATAGTTTTCTCAGCTAACGTAACAGAAAGGAATAAAAAAAGTTTGTGGAAACTAAAACTAATGACTAACGGTTACGAGCTAAACAATTTGCGAGTAGAGACTGTTTATAAAAATAAGAGTCCTGAAGAGATAGTTGAAGATATTATTGATGTTTATACTTCTAACTTAACTTTTGTTAGTTCAGGGGTTGCTAGCGGAGTAACACTAACTAAATATGTAGCTGTTGGTTACTTGGTTGATGTACTTGTTGACATGATGGATGTTTTGCAATGGACTCTTAGGATTGATAATGATGATAACGTTTATTTCGCTCCTAAAAACATTACTGCTAATGGAGTAACTTGGAGTAATAGTGTTGATGTTCAAGTAAATTTTTGGAAAGAAGAGCAGTCCAGTCTTGTTAATCATGTTAAAGTTATTGGTGGTTTTGAGAGTTTCTCAACTGAAGAAACAATTACTAATACAAGCACTATTTTTGTTCTTGAAAAAAAACCTTATGGTATATTAAAAGCTGTAGTTGGTGGTGTTGAGATAAGCCCTGATGTTTACAGCGTGGATACTGATACTAAAACTGTTACTTTTGATACTTCTAGAGTTAACCCAACATTTTTTTATAGTTGGAGCCGTCCTATAGTGGTTGATAACCAGAACGATTCTAGTATAGCTACTTATGGAGAAATATTTAAGGAGTTACCTGCTCCTTGGCTTGATAGTATCGCTGACGCTAGGAAATACTCACAAAACATTTTAGAAGTTTACAGCGAGCCATTAAAAAAAGTATCTGTTGTTTATCCTGCACTAAATTTTTCTGTTGATGTTAACGAGCAGGTTAGGATTATTGATTTGCAAAGAGGTGAGGATGAGTTTTTAGTTGTTAGTCAGATAGTTTGGGATGCTAGTCAGGGTACTACTACTTATTTATTGGGTGCTCGGGACGATATTTTTTATGATTGGCAACGCGAGGTTCAGGAGCGTGTTAAGAAGTTAGAGCGTAAATATACTAACCAGTCAGAGATAGTTTTTAGTAGGTTAATAAAAAATAATATTAAAGTATCTTTCAGTTCTTCTACTGTTTTTGAGGAGAGTAGTCCTATGGATACTTTCATTTTTGGTCATAAGACTCTTGGTCGTTTTCGTTCTGGTTTTGATGTTGAGAGTGATTGTAGTGATAATGGTAATCATGGTGTTTGGAGTGGTTCTGGAGTGACTATTGGTACTCAGTTTACTGGTAGTTCTGATGTTGAGAATAGTGTTCTAGATCTTGATTTGTTGACTTCTCCTGTTAGTGGTGTTGTTGTTGATGATAGTCCTGAGGGTAATGATGGTGTTTACAAGATTAATGCTTCGGCTTATTATCCTTTTAATGGTGATGCTGTTGATGAGAGCGTTAACAGTAATGATGGGACGTTATCAACGGCTACCGTTATTGATGCTATGGACGCAACAACAGGATGGACTTCTGGAAATGCAATAATATCATTAAACAACACTGTTTTTCAAGAAGGCACTGGAGCATTAAATCTTATTAAAAGCGGAACGACACAGATAGACAATTGGATTAAGAAAGATATTGCTTCTTCTGATTTTACAGGAAAAGTATTAAGTGCTTATTTGTATATTAAAGATGCTACTGCTCTTGCTAAAATAGCTAATGTTGAACAATTTTTGTTCAGCACTTACACTTCGCAATACGCCCGAAAATCTACATCGCCTAGCACTTTAAGTGTTGGTTGGAATGTTCTTAATTTTGATGTTGCTAACCCCACAACACAAACTGGTAGTTTTGATGTTAGTGCAATTATAACTATTAGATTTGACGTTGACACAAACAGCGTATCAGATACTTTCGCAGAGGGAGACATAATATTTGATTACTTACAACACGGCGCTCCTATGAAAACAGTCGACCATTTAGGAACTGCTAATAATGCTTACAGTTTTAACGGGGTTGATAATAAAATCACAATAACACATCACGCAGATTTAAATATTGGAGCAAATGATTTTACTTTTGGTGGATATATAAAACCTTTAACAACCACAAAAGGAGCTGTTATATCAAAAGGTATTGAGGCAACAGATGAATATTTTGCTTATGTAGAATCTGGTTATATAGTTTGTGGTGTTTTTGTTTCTGGTGTGGAAAAAAGTGTATCAGCTTTAATTTCACAAGATAGTTATCATCAATTTTTATGTGTATTTGATACATCAGAATCATTATTAAAATTATACGTTGATGGAAATCTCGTTAATACACAAAATACAGATGGGGCAACAATAGATACAGGCACTGATGATTTAATAATAGGAGAATACAATTCCGGTATTAATGATTTAGAAGCAGAAATTAGTGAATTATATTTTATAAAAGGAGTAGCTTTAACACCCGCTGAAGTTCTCAACCTATACAACGTCACATCCGCTCACAAACTAGACAAGCCCTTAGTAACCAAGACTGATGTTAACGGAGACACAATAACAGGTTATGAGCTGGAAGGAACTAGCGATGACTTCGCTTGTTATGTTGAAGGAGACTCAGCTGTATTCCTGACAGGAACAACAGAAGGTTCAGTTTATATAGAGTTTTATATTGAGGATTTATCATTAATACCAGCTGGTAGTTATGCAATAATAGCGCGTTCTTTATTCGGTAACTCTCTTTACCCAAGGATATCCGTCGCTAATACAGGAGAAATAATATTTCAATATAAAAGAGACACAGTAACAGACGCTTTATCAGAAGCAGGAGGAATAGTTAACGATACCATAGTTAAACTTTTAGTAACTCTCAAAGACGGAGAGCAAAAAATGTATCTTGATAACGTATTGGTAGATTCTGAAACTAACGCAGTAACCAGTTTTGACGGAGGAGCAACACCCTATTTCTTAGGATACAGTA